CCAAGCCTCAAAATAATCGAGGCGTAGCATTTCTATGAGCACGCCGAAGTCTGCGTCTTCAGCGAATCTCTGTATGTTTGACTGCTGCTCAGGCCGTAGGGACATTAGATGCCTGCTGTTGTTGGGCTAATTGCCTAACCAATTCCCTATCTCTGTCCGCGTTGGCGCGTATCGAAGCCACATCGACTTGCGCGCCATATCGGGCGTTTATCTCTGCAGCCTTGAGTGCCAAATTTGCTTCGCTCTCGTCCCGGCGGCGGTCATCCTCACGGATCATCTTTTCGCGCTCTAGCTCTAGCTCAGCTTTTTTCTTTTGAATATTTGCCTGTATTTCTGCCATCTGAACTTGGATCAGTTGCTCTTGAATATCAGGCTTAGGTGGCTCTGGTGGTGCGGGCGGCTGCTGCGCCGGGTCTTTGAAAAAGCGCTGGGGGTCTTTGAAGCCAGCTATCTCTAACATTTGCACCATAGTTGCGTAATAGTTGTTTATATCGACCAGCGGGTTATTTTCTGCGCCCATCGTTTGCATGATTTGTTCTTGCTTGGCCGCTACCTGCTGCAGCATACCCATGCGCTCCATGTCACCGCCTTTGCCCAGGGCGACATTGGCCACAACGTCCATGTTGGCGTTCCATCTGTCTGGCGACATTGGCACAAAGCCATTGCGCAAGCGGATCATGCGCGGCTTATCGACGTGCTTAATGATCAGCTGCAGTAGCCCTTTGTAAAGCCGGGTCATACCGCCTTCAGCGAACAGGCGCGCAATCATCTCTGTGCGCTGCTGGGCTGCGCCTATTGTTTGCTGCACGGCCATTAGGGTTGAGCTTTGTAGCGCGCTAGGGTCTAGGCCGTCTGCTGCTTTAGATATGCCGGTCCTGTTCTCACGGATCTCGTCCATATAGCCAAGCATGGGAAATGCTTCTTTGCCAACGAATGGCAGCGTGAAAGGCACAACAGCGCCAGGTTGACGCATTCTGATCACGCCCCCGGCCTCATTGTTCATCACGTCTTCTAGCGAGGCTTGTCCTTCAACCACGCCCACCCTGGGGTGAGTGCTCATGGCTAAACTGTCAAGAGATGCCCGCAACACTGCGGTCTTGATGCGCTGAATGTCCATCGTCAGGTCTGCGATACTCAGACCAAAGAAGCTGTGCGGCTCCGGGTCTGGGCAGAAAAAGGCAAACGGGATCATGTCTACCGGGTCGTTGCGCAGCACTTCATAAGTCGGGCCAGCGCAACAAATCTTTCTAAGCTCAGCCACGCCATCGCCATCCATGTCTATGTGGGCGTAGGCTTCTACATAGAGAACGCGCTGAATTAGGTTGTTGTCTTCAAATGAGCTTTGCTGAAAGCGCTCACGCGCCTCGACGTTAAAGAGTTCAAAATCAGTCTCGTTAACTGTGGCGTACTGCTCTACGTCATCAAGGTCATAGCCCATCAGGACCATGTCAGACAGCGTTACATAAGATCTGTGCGCAACCAGTTCAGCGTCATCAAGATTGCGGGCTGTGCGGTTGATCACTATCTCTTCGGGAGGTACTGCCTCAACCTTGATCTTGCCAACCTTAGATCGGTGCGTCACCCGGACTGAGTGCGATGACTCTTGCTGCTCGCTGCTCATCATCGAGGTGAGCATATCAATCTCAATCTCAGGGTCTGAATTGAGGGCGTTGAGCGCCTGATCGTCTAAATTTAGAAGCTCATAGCTCTGAGTCGTTTCGCTTTCGTCGTAGTAATATTTTAGGAAACCACTGCCCTTGACCAGCGCGTCTTTCATGCACGCATAGATAATTTCTACAAAGCTCTGGTCTTGGTCTTGGTTAAGCACATAGTTTACAAAGTCAGTGGCTTGCTTCGCGCCCTCAACATCTTCCGGGCCTCGCGGCGCAAACTCAACCATGTGGTCAGAGCCGCAAAAGATGCGCATAAGGCTGGGCAGCATGGCCTGCACTGTGTCGCGCACGTCCATCGTCTGCGCCGTGCTGCGGCCCTCTTCGCCAGTGGCCAGTGCTTCGCCGTTGTAATATTCAGCGGCGGTGGCACGCAGCGGACTGATAGTGTTATCAATATAATCAACCGCGTCTTCAATGGCCTGCGTGATCGCGGCCTGCAGCTCTTCTTCGCCCATGCTTGGGTCTTCTTCAATGAATTCTTCGGAGTCGTATAGTTCGGCCATTAGAAAGTATCCAGTAAGGATTGAACGCCCAGCTGAACGCGGCGTGGTAGGCGCTTGTACTGCTCAGCTGCTGCGTCATAGATAGGGATGAGTGGCTCTGCTATGGCTTTACCTGCAGCCATTGGGCCTTGGAGTGCGCCGCCTAACAGACCTAGTGCGCTTTCAGTAGCGTTTCGACCAATCTCTGTGCGAGGTTGGTAGTCAAGCGAGTTTTGATAAGCCGCTCTTTGCGCCTCGATCTCACTTGTTGGGGTATTTGTTGGGAGCGCCCTTAGAGTTTGCGCTGCAGTTATAAAAGGTTCTGCGACAGCGCTGCCAGCGTTAGCCAGGAAGTCAGCACCGCCAAGCACGCCCTCGTTGAAGCGTTGCACTGCGGCGTTACCAAGTAAGCCAGCGCCAGCTGTAGATGCTATAGATAAGGGAGTGGCGAAGCCGCCTTCTTTGTTTGGTTTGTTATCTGGAAAATAGCCGTACTCGTTTACATCGTCACCAGCAAAGTAAATATCTTTTACCTTAACTTTTTCAGAAATAACCTTGCCGCTATCGTTTCCACTTGGGCCATAACCTGAGTAAGCATGAATTTCTGCATACTTAGGGCTAAGTGTTACGAAGTCGCCAGGGTTAATACCAGTAATATTTTTGTCATTGGGAACGGCTCTATACATAGTCACTTCAGCGTCAGGATTACCCCTAGCCTTTAGCGCCGCAATGTAGCTTTGTTTATTTGCTAACCCATATTCATCATCACTAAATCTTGGGCCAGGTGCATAAAGCCTAGGGCCGTCACTTGAATAAAAATCAGTTGGATAACCGCCGCTTTCACCGGAGATTGTTTTTGTAAGATCGTCGAGTCTCACCGGGTATTCGTTGTCTGGGCCACTAGGCTGGTGACTGCCTCTGTACGATACATCTGGCTCACTCAACAAATTACCCGCTAGGTCGCCTTGCTCATCTCTAGCCCTGCGAAGTTCAAGATACTCAGCTTTCGCCACCTTATCGTCTGATGAATTAGCCCACGCTAAACGGGCGCGCTCAGTTGCTTGAGTAAGGTTTTCCCCTTCGCGCAAAAATTTCAATGGGCCAGCTTCAGACTCACCAGATAGGCCAAGCAATCCCGCGCCTACAGCTATCGGCGCTGCACTTGCTAATATCTTGCTTGAGTCTTTATTTTTGGGGTCGAACTGCGCGTTTACTGAGCGAATATTTTTTGGGTCAAAGACGGCAAAAGTTGAGTAGTCAGTTGACTCTAACTCCTCTCTTATGTCTGTAGACTCTTTTAAGAACATAGAGTCATAGCCCTTGCTCTTCAAAAACTCTACAACCTCTGGCTTTTCATAAAGCAAGTAGTTGCCAGACTTAAGAGCATCTCCATAAGTTGGCATTCCCATTATGAAAGAGCCTCCAACTTCAAAGCCCTCGTTCATTTTTTCTTCACCAAGCAACTCTTCAAGAACTTCATAGTCCTTGTGCGGCACAAATGGTTTTTTAGCCCTGGTGACCACGGGGTAAATTGCGCTGTCGGCTAATTGCTCATCTCTAATAAGCTGCTGCCGCTGAGGAAGTAAAATTTCTGCAAAGTATTGACTGCGTTGATCTTCGGGCAAAGATTTAAGAATCTTATCTGCTTCTTCCCCAAACCGTTTCTTCTCAGCCCTTACGCCTTCAATGGCACCCGTTCCACCCTGCCTTTCTTGGAACTTGCCCTTGCCTAGCCAGTTATTTGCAAACTCTTTGTTAGGAGTTAAGAACGAGAGGCCATCATCATAACCCGGCACAAACTCATCAATGTCTTGTTTGCTGGCGTGGTACATGACGTTATCAAAGTTAAAACCCTGCTCTTTCGCACGCGCTAACCTCTTAGACTGCGAGGCGGCAGAATCTAAAGCTGCGTCTAATAGCCCTTTAGCCGCCAACTACTTGGCCTTCTTTTTGCTTGGCTTTTTTTCTGCGGGCGCTTTGCGGGACATCAGCTTTTCAATGTCAGCGGCTGCGTCAGCTACGCCGCCTGGGCCTCTGCGATAGGTTTTATTAGACATCCAGCGAACCCCACATATGGTGATTAGTTGGAGATCATTTTACCACTCAGACAATATTCAGCCCTCGTCTGAGCGGCTTTTGCCAGTTGGTTGCTTGGCTTTTGCCGCCAGCCATAGAGATTGCGTCAGAGGCAAATGTGAGGCAGAGCGCGTCTGCTAGGTCGGGAGATCGAAGGCCACGCTTGCGCATACCGTCTTTAGATTCAAGCTGCATCTTGCCGCTCGATGTGAATTTGTACTTGGCGCTAACTAATTCGGCCAGCAGGTCATCGTCTTTAGGCAGAGCGCAGTCGCGGGCCTCTAGCCAGGCTTTCACCTTAAACCACAACTCACACCTCAAGTTGATATACGTCTGCTTAGATGACGGGCTTTCGCTTGAGTTGATGCCCACGGCAGGTAGGCCAAGCTCTCGCAGGCGGTCACACACGCCACCACCTAGGCCAATGCTGTCCACGTTGATCTGCACCGGCTGGTTGCGCGGCTGCAGGCTTTCATACTCCGCAACGACTGCCCCGGTGAGTTGCATTAGGTCCAAGCCCTGCCAAGTTTGAATGGCCACCAACTCGCGGCCCC